TCTTATTGTTTTTGCTAAAGATGAAGCAGAGTTAGAACTCCTTAAGAAAGACTTAGATGAATTAGGTTACCGTTATAAATAATCAGTTTTATTTTTTTCTTATTATACTATGTCAAAAAGAAACGGAAAGAAGTACCATTACAGCATTATGTATTTTGGATGTTATTGATTTGCTGCTAAAGGGATTATCTCTTATCAACCTTATCTTAATGAGAAGCTAGTAAGAGAAATCTACAATTCATTATGAGATGAAGACATTCTATTGAACATCATTTATATGTGAGAATGCAATGGTTAAAGTCTTATCTCTTTTTGATTGAATGGCATGTGGGTTGGTTGCTCTGAAAAGAATAGGAGTACAACCAACTCATTATTATGCATCTGAAATTGATTGATATGCCAAATATATTGCTAAGAGAAATAATCCAGAATTAACTCATATTGGGAATGTAAAAAAAGTGAATTGAGCTGATTATGAATGAATTGATTTACTTATTGGAGGTTCACCATGTCAATGATTCTCATTTGCAGGTAAGCAATTAAACTTTGAAGATCATCGTTCTAAGTTATTCTTCGAATATGTTAGAATTCTCAAAGAAGCTAAAACTAAATACTTCTTATTAGAGAATGTAGTGATGAAGAAAGAATGGATTAATATTATTTCTAATGAGCTGTTTTGAATCCAACCAATAGAAATAAATTCATCCTTAGTTTCTGCTCAAAATCGTAGAAGACTCTATCGAGTTTGAAAGCTTAATCCTTCATGAGGTTATGATCAGATTTCTCTTTCTCTTCCCCCTAATAAGAACATTAAGATGAGAAATATTATGCAAAGCTTTGTAGATAAATCTTACTTTCTATCTAAAGAAGAAATAGAAAATATTAAGAAACGAAAATCATATCAGAATCCTCTTAAACATATTCTATTACCACAATCTAAATCTCCTACACTTACTGCAAGAGGTGCATGAGAATATCATAGTTGAATGATTCTTATTCGAGATAAATGAAAAATTAGAACTTTAACTCCTTTAGAATGTGAAAGACTTCAAACATTACCAGATAATTATACGGCATGAATAGATAAAACTCAACGTTATAAAATGTTATGAAATTGATGGACAGTAGATGTTATAGCTCATATTTTTAAATCGATTTTACAATAAAATGGTCGTTAAAAATAAATGATGAAGACCTACTAAAATTAACGATGAGATTCTCTGAAAACTCATAGATATTTTTAAGATAGATTGAACAGTAGAAGAAGCCTGTTCTTATGCTGGAATATGTCCTGACACTTATTACAGAAATATGAAGAATAATAAGAGGTTTTCAGAGAAAATTTCCGAAGCAAAACATTTTAAATTTATCTATGCTAAACAAAAACTTTTTAAATCAATGGATTCTAAAAATGATGCTGTATCTCAAAAATGAGCATTAGAATTTTTATCAAGAAGACATCCAGATTATAAAGATAAAAAGAATGATATCACAATCAATAACACTCCAAGATTTAGTTCTATTAAAATAATCGATGCCACAACAGGATGAAAGTCCTCAACTAATAGTTGAACTAACTGAGAAACAACAACTCCTTCTGAATAGTTTCAATGATAGAAATATTACTGAGATTCTCTATTGAGGTTGAGCTAGATGATGAAAGTCATGGTGAGTTTGTGAAATAATAACTATGACCTGTCTTAATAAAGAATGAATTGTTTGGTTAGTATGAAGAGAAGAATGGGATGATTTAAGAAAAACTACTTTAACAACATTAATTAAAGTTCTTAATCATCATTGACTAATAGCAGGTTCAGATTATACGCTTAATCTTCAAACAAAAGAATTAAAGTTCTTTAATGGTTCTAAAGTATTATTTGTCCCCCTTAAACAACAGCCTTCAGATCCAGAATTTAACTGGTTGGGTTCATATGAAATAACCTATGGTTTTGTAGATGAAGCCCAGCAAGTAAGCCGTAAAGCAATAGATATTATTTTATCAAGATGTACTGAAAAAGTGAAAGAATACGATTTAGTTGGTAAGATTATCATGACTTGTAATCCTATGAAATGTCATCTCTATAATGATTTTATTAAACCAAATAAAGAATGAACTCTGCCTTTTGATAGAGTTTTTATATCATCATTATACAAAGATAATCCTTATATAGATCATAAGAAATATGAAGAGTCTCTTAAAAGAGCTGATAAAGTTACTAAAGAAAGATTATTGAAAGGTAATTGGGAATACGATGATGATCCTACTAAACTATATGAATATGATGATATTGTAGATTTGTTTACTAACTCATGAGAAAGCTGAGAACATTATATTACTTCAGATATAGCTAGACTATGAGACGATAAAACTGTGGTAATAGTTCGAGATTGATGGATATGAAAAGTCTTCTCATATACTAAGAATAGAACTACTGAAACTTCTAATATTATAAGATGATTACAGCAACAATACAATGTAAAGAATTCTAATACGATATGTGATGAAGATTGAGTAGGTTGATGAGTAGTAGATCAATTAGAATGTAGGTGATTTGTAAACAACTCCTCCCCTATTTTATCTGAAAAAGATAAAGGAATAAGAAACTATAAAAATCTAAAAGATCAATGTTATTTTGAATTAGAACCTATTATTTCATCATGAAAGATGAGGTTAGAAGTAGACAACGATAATAGTAAAGAAACTATTATTGAAGAGTTAGATGTTATAAAGCAGAAGAATCCAGATAAGTGATGAAAACTTCAAATACTAACTAAAGAAGAAATAAAACAACTTATTAATCGTTCTCCAGATTTTGCTGATTCTATAGCTATGAGAATGTGGTTTGAACTTAATAAACAGCCAGAACCAACGATTTATTTCATATAAACAAAATCTTAAATGTTTAATCCAGAGTATCGAAAACCTGTTCCTCCAGAATGACGGCCATTATGAAAAATGGAATTATTTTATAAGCAACCATTTAAGATACAATGTTTTATCTACTTTAAATACACTATTCACCAACCTAAAAGAATAATAAAAAAATATTTATTTATAGCATGAGAAGAAGCTTACTATAAGTACGATCATATAGCTAAAGATATTGTAAATAAAGCATATTGAAAAGAGAATCAGAAATCAGTATAAGAATGTTGCTTGGATCTGTTATATTAACAGATGTGTAAATTTCATGGTTTTGCTGACTTTGCTTGAGATAAGTAGAGTCAGTTTTTTCTTTTAATTTTAACTATTATTGTTATAGTTCTTTTGTTTATATTAATTTATTAAATATGATTAACTGTTTGATAGTATGAGCTTGATGATTTGTTTGAGCAATATTGAGATATTTAATAGGATTAGTTAAAGTTGATAGCGTATGATCTTTCCCTCTAAATACATTAGTTATTAATGTGTTATGAAGTTTCCTTATATGATTAATTGTAGCTCTTGGTTTAAAGAATAGCTCTTTGAGTCCTCAGTTGGTATTATTAATTAAGGTATGATTCTGTTGATGATTTACTACCTTCTCTACTTTTGCTTATGAATCACTTTGATTACTAGAAAGCTGAAAAGTTTGGATGGCTTTGTTGTATATCATATTAAGTGTTGTCTTTTCTATATTAGCTGTTTTTTGAGCAGAAATTTTAATTAACTGACAATATAATTAATTTAGGCAAATGTCAATAACATGTCAAAAGCGTCTACCCTCGGGAGCAGATTTGAGTAATACTAATTAATATCTTAAAGGTTGACATATTTTATATTTATGACAATAACTCTTAATCTTGACTATTTTATCTGTATTCATATAAAGAATTTTAGTTTATTTCTGTATACAATTATGAAGGATAAGAAATTAGAACATATCCATAATGTTATCAAGCCATGGGATGTTGAACAGTTTATAAGAATGTGTTATATTGATACTAAATGAATGGGTGAAATAATTGATGATAAAGAAGTTGAAAGATACTTTTCAAGAGTACGTGAAGCTGTTTATAAAAATTGATACACAGAAAAAGACTTAGAAAAATGTATAAAGGACTGAAAAGAAATAGCTAAAAATATGAATGGTTTAGAAATAAATTTATAGTTAAGACAATGTATGAGAATACGAATCCTTGATGATCAATATTGAGATAGAATCTATCAAGAATTAAAAGTATTGTTACCTTGATATGATTTACCAGTTAGAGATAACGTATTTGATCCATGTCCTTTCTTAGAAAAAATTCAGAATTGAGATATTATATTATTAGATAACTACTTTCCATGAGAAACATGGGAAGAACCTTTAGGAGATACTTTTCTAGAAGAATATTTAGATAAGAAATTAAAGTGTAAAATTATCTGTATTTCGGATTATGGTAAAATTTTATTAGATAGATATTTTAATCGAGAAGAAGCTAATAATAGATGAGATATTGTATGATGGATTACAACTAAAGATGGGAAAG